CCACACATCACGGCCTACACGCCGAAGCATCCCACTGCACCACCTAGTGCACCACCACACTGCACTACATGCAGTAGCGTGGTGCGCCTAGTGCACCGCACTACACCGCTACCATTGCACACATGGACGACCACCTCGACCAACTACTCACCATCGCCGAAGCAGCCAAACTCACCGGCGTCGCCAAATCCACCATCACCCGCGCCAGAACCCGCGGAGAATTCCCCCGAGCCCAGCAAAAACAAGACACCTGGTACATCCCCATCGGCGACCTCATCAACAGCGGACGACTCGACACCATCACACACAAAACCCCCGAAGAACCCACCAGTGCAACCAGTACACAAGACCACCAAAATCTAGTGCACGCACTAGAACTAGAAAAACAACGCGCACACTACGCCGAACAACAACTGCACCAGGCCCAACAACTCATCCAAGCCAAACAAGACACCATCGACGCCCTCAAAACAACCATCCACGCACTAGAAACCACCCCACACAAACAACTCACCACCACCCAAGAAAAAACCCACCCCAAGCCCGAAACCGAGCCCAAGAACCCACCAATAGAAAGGCGCAGCCCCCTACAACGCCTCAGCCAATGGATCAAAAAATAAACTCTGCATTAAGGCGGATAACCTATAATTTCCCCCCGAATCCCCTGCATAAAACTATGTCCCCCAAAATAATTTGGGGGACATAGTAGATGGTGTTCATCTCACTCATCTTAGAAGCATCACTGAGGCAACAGTACTAAATCCAGAAGAGCAGAGAATGAAGGAAGCCAATACAACAAGTGGTTAGCGGTCGTCGACTGGAGTCTTCTTCTCGAATAGAGGGCCGGAGAAAATAAAGGCAAGAATCACAAGTACAGTTCCAGTTCCCACTAGAAGTAAAGGAATGACGCCGTTACCGGATTGTTGCCCAGCGCCTGCGTCACTGGCAGACATTCCCGCACTAAACAAGAAACCTCCAGCAGAGAGCATAATTAGGCCTGAGATTCCTGCTAGCAGTACCGGCCATAGTGCGCGATTCAAAGAATACGCTCCTTCTCGCTATGGATTACATAGAGCAACAACAGTTTTATTATACCCAACATCTGGACGCCAGCTTTCTAGATTCCAGGGATCCTTGAATCCAGCGTTCGAGATATGGCAGGAGAGCTGATCATGCATATTTTGCCCATGAAGATGTGCTGGTGTCTTTCGCTTGTACTCATCCCACATTTCATTGTGCAGCTTATCGGTGGTAGCAGCATTATTCGGATAATTTCGGCCTCCCTTGTGATGCACGTGTACACGCTCTCCTTGAGGCGTGTTCTCGACGTCTACACTAGTGAAGTAGTCCTCCATAGCTTGAGCCTGAGCCGGAACAATCAATGCACCCGTAATAGCAGCTGCCGCCAACTTATTCTTCAGCTTCATTGAATTCCTTCCTAAGTGAACGCGAAGCTTACACTTAGGACACTATGAAATGAGAATGAAGCTGCACAACAAACTGGCTATGAATGCTTGGTAAAGTTTTCCCTGTTCGTTAACAATGCGGAAAGACTTTGTTAACCGTGCTTCTTTAAAGATAAGAAAGTATTTCATGATGAAGCACGGCGTGGCATATGAAAAACCCTAGCTCTGATGAGCTAGGGTTTTTCTTGCTGTAACAATTCAATAGTCAGTCTACTTGCACATGGATTGTGTGTCTAGTTAGACGCGCGGAGAGATTCACAAATCCGCGTGGGATGGTTTCCCGAATCAATAGAAGTTCCTCGCTTTTTACCGGGTAGAGAGTACAGGGTTAGAGCCTGGCTTCTTTTCGCGCGTGCGTATCCGCCAGGTGCTCCCCAAGACCGTGAGGCTTGGGTGAAACGGCCCGCCGAACCTGGGACTACGGTCGTTGAGCAATATAGCTGAGCTTAACCAAGAGATACGCACACATGCCGCCGGGGCTACAGAAGTAATGACTGTAGCCACGTATAAGCGACCGACGTCCTGACCGACGGAAGAGTCGAAGAGTCTATTTTCCTTGTATACGTGCCTTTTTATCGCTGTTTTCAGCGACAAGAGGCACGGCGCTCCCTCTGAGCCCTCCCTCAGGAAGGGGTTCGGGACGTGACCTAAATAGTTACGGTGGGTTCGTTGAATTTGCTTGAGTGGTCGGTAACGTCGTGAGCGCCGTCAGTGTCTACGTGCATGATTGTGTTGATGCGTCGAGCGAGGGCTTGTCGTCGAGATACTGGGGCCCACGCGTAGAAGGACCAGGGTACTTCGTTAGAGATGAGCACTACTTGGTTGTAGGCGGCGACGCGGTCAGCGTAGCGGGCGGGGAGCATCATAGGCCAGATATCCAGGACGTTGAGGAGAGTGCTAAGCCGCATTTCGCCGTCGAATTCATCGAGAATTAGCACCTCTTCTCCGGAGTATGCATCAAAAGGGTTCTGGTAGTCGGTCACTCGATAATAGCTTGTGCCTCCCATCTCCACAGCGAGGCTGGTTTTCCCTGTTCCGGGTGGCCCGTAGAGCCAGATGACTTCTAGCTGGCGAGGCTTAGTGTGGCGGGATCGATCTCGCGCAGCGACGAGTTTTTCTACCATTGCGGTCATGCGATTGGATTCGGGGACTTGAAGGAAGACTTCGTCGGCAGAAAGCCCTTTTTCAAGGATTGCTTCGCGGACTACTTCGACATCCTTGCGACGCCCCGTTTCGTCACTGTGTCGGATCGTGCCGTGTTCTAGCCTTGGCTCTTCAGAGACGCGGGTTTCTTTTTTGGTGACATAGTTAATGGCCTGCTGTATTGGACCACTGCGAGGCTCCAAATGAGCGGTTGGGAGTCTTCTTTTGAGCGTGGAAAACCTAATAGGGGATTGTCCGCCGTCGATAATTAGCTGCCAGTGGCGGTATCCGTCTTCTTCGCCTTCTTCGAGCTGGCCTAGGTAGTTGTATGAGGCTAGTGCTTCTTCTATCTCCTTTCGACTCATCTTCTCTGCCGATACTGTGGCCATCCATGACCGGGACTGCGTAGTCTTGCTACAACGTTTGCTACGCATTGCTTCACCTGAATACCCTTTCTGAGCTGGTCTGATACGTGCTACAGAGGTGCCGGGGTAACACTACACCGGCACCTACCTGCTGCCGCGGCGGCATTCGCCGCCTTGCCACGCAGAGAACGTGCAGGCTGCGTGGAGCATTTAATTTTGACCGCCTATGCGGGTGATTTATGGGCTTCCTGTGCCCCTTTCGCTTTTCGGTCGCTTACGTCTTCCGCTTCCGCGGCGCGCGTCCTTTGGCGGCCTGGCCTGTGGCCAGCCGCGTCGTCCTCGCTTGCTGCAGCGTTCGACGTGCGCTCCCTACGCTCCCGGGGCACAGGAAGGCAATGGTCATCCGTTGTGGCGTTCGAAAACGTGCATCTCGCGCCACACGCCATCTCCGTCATCGACGACAATCCGCCGCGACTTCAATCGGGACGGGTCGGGCTCTCCCGGCTCGGGTAGCCTGCCCATCACCAGCCTTGAGTCGTCACCGGTGACTCGACCGCAGATGCGCACCGTCGCGAGGTCGCGAATCGATGTCGGAATCACGTCTGCGCTCATTCGTTGGGTCGCAAGCACAGTGATCACTCCCGCTGACCTGCCGCGCTGCACCAGATCGCGCACCATCCGCACTCGCTCTTTTGCGGCATTTTTATCGGCTTTATCCTCGGATTCTGCATCAAAGATTCGATGGCACTCATCCAAAATGAGCACGCGAAGCGGGAGGCCTTGTGAATCTTTCCAGAAGTCGATTCCTTGCTCAAAGCGCGTGTTCATTTCTTTTTGAGCTGACTCGATAGCTCTGACTGCTCTTACTAAGTCGTCAGCGCCTTTCCCTTCGGCTATTTCCACGTCAGCGTGAGGTTTCAGTGCGCCCTGAATCTGGCGTAAAAGTACTGTTTTCCCTGAACCAGGCCGCGCGCCGACAACGACACCGGATATGTCGCGCAGAGAAAACCCAGCAGGCTCACCATCCTCGACATCGACACCGATGATGGCTTGTCCTGTTGTGGGGTCATAGGAAGGGTTTCCTTCTACAGTGTTTCCGATGTGATGAATAGCCCGTATGTGGGCGTAGCCGGAATCCACACTTATGCGCATTTCCTGATGTACTACGGTGCTGAGCTCTTCAGCTAATCCTTCTCTCTGCCAGGCGGCTGTCTCACCAGGGGAAATGCGAATGCGACCATCACGGTGCACACGATGGATAGTCAGACCAAAAAGCTCGCTTATCTGCTTTTTTCGGCGTTGGATCTTTCCGGCGATAGGGTGCTTTCGATACCACCATTTCGACCACAACCACGGCGCTAGAGCCTGCAGTACGATAGCGGCGACAATGAGAGCAATTGCCCAAGGGAGAAGAGAAATGACTATTTCTTGGAGTCCCTCCACGGCCTCGTTCAGAGGCTCTAGGAGATCCTCACTGCTAGAGGATCTCACCGCTGGTCTCCTCCACGTTCTCTACTCCTGTCGCCTGCAGGAAAAGGGACCCTTCTACCGCGCCAGCCATGAGACCAGTGATGCGCACCCGATCTCCGACGGAGACACGCGGGCGCTCTGGAGCCCAGACAGTGATCGACTGTCGGCGGACCTCGCGTGCCAGGGCTCCGTCCGCGTCTTCCTCCTCGCTCATGACCATCGACACCTGAATTTTCCACGCGTTACAGCCTGGAAAATAGGTATTTGTTTTAGGTACACCATCCTTTTTCTCGGGGGATTCTGCTACGGCGCGCACCCGGGCGCCCTCAAATACCTGGTAGACAGGAGACAGATACGGTGGAACAATCGATGTGGGCATTATTCTGCTCCACTCCTTTCTTATGTATACGGGGGTGTTGTGAGTCCTCTCGGGTCAGCCGGCAAGCACACCCGAGGGGACTTTGCGCTGTGCGCACCTTTGAGGCTACGCACCATCTCACCCCACACGCAACACCCAGGATTGACAAACAGGTTTTTGTATGCATAGGCGTACGTCAAGGCGTATTTTCCCAGCTCAGAGTATCTTTTTTAAATGTGTTCTGACCAGGATTTTCTCTGTAGGTTCACGCAAAATGGTCTTTAAAACCTGAGGCGCCAGTACATACCCCAGAATGGGGGTGGGGTTAGAAAAGGGTCCCTTAGGAACAGTGCCGACGCGCTTTATCTCGCGATGACCAGAGAAGCTCTCTCCTATGCGGCCACCACTTGCGAGATGTATAGGCACTGTCCGATAACGGTTGTTATGTCCGCCTCCCCTATTCCCCCAGCATGCAACCACACATCACGGCCTACACGCCGAAGCATCCCACTGCACCACCTAGTGCACCACCACACTGCACTACATGCAGTAGCG